GAGCATGGGTATGACTTGTCTGTCCGTGATAAGAAGTCTGTAGGCAGGCCAAAGAAAGAAGAACAAATTGCTAATGTTCCTGAGAAGGTGGCAAATAAACTTGAAAATGTTTTGCACTTGGTAGCACATAAAAAGGCATAAAATGGCATATAAAAGAGATTACCAACAAGAGAACGAGTATAAATCTCGGCCTGACCAAATTAAAAAGCGTGTGGCACGTAACAAGGCAAGACGAATGCTTGAGCGTGAGGGGCTTGTGAAAAAAGGTGATGGAAAGCACGTTGACCATAAAAAGCCCTTGAGTAAAGGTGGTAGTAATTCGCGTAGTAATTTGCGTGTTCGTTCTGCAAGTGCAAACAGTTCTTATCCACGCAATTCAGATGGTTCAATGAAACGGATTAAATAATGGCACGCTTGACCGAGCAAGACCTAAAGATGTTGAGAGAAGAGGCAGAGAGTTCTCTTCTTTCATTTATTAAAATTGTATCCCCTCACCGTGTTCTTGGCGCGGTTCACGAAGAACTTTGTCATTGGTGGCAAAGGGATGACGCAAAAGACAATCAACTTGTGTTGCTCCCGCGTGACCATCAAAAATCTGCAATGATTGCCTATCGTGTAGCTTGGTGGATTACTAAGCATCCAGAGACAACGATTTTATATATCTCTGCAACAGCCAATTTGGCTGAGAAGCAGTTGAAGGCAATTAAAGATATTCTTACTTCTGACATTTATAAAATTCTTTGGCCTGAAATGGTCAATGACGATGTTGGAAAAAGAGAACGATGGAGTATGGATGAAATTTCTGTTGACCATCCACGACGAAAGGCAGAAGGTACACGCGATGCCACTGTAAAAGCAGCAGGAATTACAACAAACACAACTGGGCTACATTGTAATGTGGCTGTACTAGATGACGTTGTTGTTCCAGACAACGCATACACTGACACTGGTAGGCAAGCAGTTAGGGCAGCATATTCACAACTTGCTTCGATTCAGACTACAGGGGCTAAAGAGTGGGTAGTTGGTACTCGTTACCACCCCGCAGACCTGTATAAAGACCTTATGGACATGGTTGAAACTTCGTGGGATGGAGATACTGACGAAGAGATTGAAACACCAGTCTATGAAACATTTGAACGAGTTGTAGAGAAGAATGGGGAATTTCTCTGGCCCAAGCAACGTAGGCCAGATGGAAAAGTATTTGGTTTTGACGAAAAAGAACTTGCTCGTAAAAAAGCAAAATATCTCGATAAGGGACAATTTTACGCACAATACTATAATAACCCAAACAACTCAGAGGACAATCTGATTGACAAAGGAAAGTTTCAGTATTATGACAGGGATAAAATTGCTTGCGTATCTAATTGCTGGTATATTGGTAATAAGAGTGTTTCCGTTTATGCAGCAATGGACTTTGCTTATAGCCTTAATGACAAAGCGGATTACACTGTAATCATTGTTCTTGGTGTTGATGATGAAAATAATTTTTACATCTTAGACATAGACCGTTTCAAGACAAATTCAATTTCTTTTATGTATGACAAAGTTGAGCGTTCATACAGAAAATGGCGATTTAAGAAAATGCGATGTGAAGTTGTCGCAGCACAAAAAGTCATTGTGCAACAGTTTAGAGAGTACATGAAGAGCCAAGACATTATGTTCACAATTGATGAATATAATCCTCCAAAGACAATGAAGAAAGAAGAGCGAATTGCAGCTATTCTTGAGCCAAGGTATGACAACAATCAAATCTGGCACTACAAAGGTGGGCATTGTCAAACATTGGAAGAAGAACTTGTGCTAAATAAACCGGAACATGATGACGTAAAAGATGCTTTGGCAGCTTGTATTGAAATCTGTAAACCTGCTTTGTCAAGCAGTTCTTGGAAGCGAACAGGAAACATCGTTTTTAACTCTAGGTGGGGCGGTGTTTCTAGATAAGGAATAATATGAACGACAGTTTGCAAATTGAATCCCTTGAGCCAGATTATCTTGCAAATAAAATTGCTGATATGTGGGTTAGGTGGGATGATAACCGCGCTGTTTGGAAAGAAAGTTGCCAAGAACTTAGGCAATATCTTTTTGCAACAGACACGCGAAAAACATCCAATTCAAAGAACGGGTGGAACAACAGTACAGTCACCCCAAAACTAACTCAGATTCGAGACAATCTCCATGCAAACTATATGGCAGCACTGTTTCCATCTGAAGATTGGTTTTATTGGGAAAACACTGAAAAAACCCCTGAAGCATTAAAGAAAAAAGAAAGCATTGTTGCTTACATGAAGCAGAAGTTGAAGTTGAGTAATTTTCAACTGCTCACTTCTCAACTTGTGTATGACTACATTGACTTTGGTAATGTCTTTGTCACTTACGATTTTGTAAATGATATTGTAAGGTCTGACAATGGGTTTACTCAAAGGTATACAGGCCCGAAGGCTTACCGTGTAAACCCAATGGATGTGGTTTTTAATCCTGTTGCATCTGACTTCAAAAGTACACCATTGATTCGTAGAATGCTAAAATCTCTTGGTGACTTGCAATATGATATTGAAACCAAACCAACTTTAGGTTATAATAAAGCTGTTCTATCTAAGATGCTAGAATTTAGGCAACGGATGGCATCTGATGCAGAGTATAAGAAGTCAATCAATCTGGCAGTTGATGGCTTTGGGAGTGTTGATGAATACTTGCAAAGCGACATGGTAGAGTTGATTGAGTTTTGGGGGGATATGTTTGATGTTACAACTGGGAAGTTGGAACGTAACATGAACATTACTGTGGTTGATCGCAGATGGATTCTGTGTAAACGCACAAACCCCTTGTGGACTGGTGAAAAGCCTTTCTTCCATTGTGGTTGGAGGCTTCGTCCAGACCATTTGTGGGCACAGGGGCCTCTTGACCAATTGGTAGGGTTGCAATACCGTGTTGACCATTTAGAAAATCTAAAAGCAGATGTGTTTGACCAGATTAGTTATCCTGTTGTAAAAGTTAAGGGCAACACTGTTGAACAGTTTGAGTATGAGCCTGGAGCAATTGTGTTCTGTGGTGAAGAAGGTGATGTTGAGTTTATGCGCCCTGATGCAACAGCTTTGCAGGCTGATTTGCAAATTGATTCTTTGATGGCGCGTATGGCCGAACTGGCAGGAGCACCTAAACAAGCTATGGGTATTCGTACTCCTGGCGAAAAGACAAAATATGAAGTGCAAAGTTTGGATAATGCAGCGGGTCGCATTTTCCAAAGTAAGACGCAATGGTTTGAAAAGAACATTCTTGAGCCGTTGTTGAATGGTATGTTAGCTGAAGCGGTAAGAAACTTCCAGGGAGTAGAACAAATTAGAACTATTGACCCTGACTTCAATACAGAAATGTTTATTGAGGTTACAAAAGAGGACTTGATTGCAAATGGAAAACTATACCCTGTTGGTGCTCGTCATTTTGCAGAACAAGCTAAGTTTATTCAAGAATTGGCTCAAACAGTCCAGACAGTGCAAACAATTCCAACAGTAGCAGCGCATATTAGTGGTAAGGCTATTGCAAAAGCTCTTGAAGAAAATCTTGGATGGATGCGTTATGGTATTGTCAAGGATAATGTTGCAATTATGGAACAACAAGAAACGCAACAACTTATCAATCAGGCACAAGAAGATTTAGCAGCACAAGCCGCTGTTGGAATGGAAGCGCCTCCTACGGGGATGCCTCCCCAAATGCAAGGATTTTAATTGAACTCACTTCTTTCAAAGAATAAACCAGAGGATTGCGAGGATTTTAAGAAGCTGTGGGACAACGCAGGCTATACCCTCCGTCCTCTTTACAAAACTATTAAGCAATTGCGCGATGAACTTGGAAAAATCAAAGTCGAAGATTTTGAATGTCCAAATCATTATGCAAAATTGTCTTATCAAGGCGGTCAGGCGAAAGCGTATGACCTTATTCTCTCGTTATTGCCTGACACGGCAAAGGATTAAACAGTGACCACTGAAAACATTTTTAATGGGCAAGACCAAGCCACAGAAACCGCTACGCAAGTAGCAACCCCTCCTACGACTCAAGGTAATGGGGAAATTGTAAGTGCCCTTGTTGGTGAGGGCCAAAAATACAAAACAGTTGATGAACTTGCAAAAGCATACCTTCACGCTGATACTTTTATTCAACAACTAAAGGAAGAGAATCAAAAGTATCGTGAACAGGTGGCATCTGCAAAAAGCATTGATGATGTTTTGGAGCGTCTACAACAATCGCAGCAACAAGAGCAAGTTACCCCTGCTCAAGTTGAACAACCTGACATTTCTGCGCTTGTGGAACAAACGCTGGCTCAACGTGAGGCTAAGAAGGCCCAGGAAGCAAATCTTCTTGAGGCTGATAGGTTGATGAAGGAACGACACGGAGAACGTGCTGGAGAGCTATTTAAGGCTAAGGCGACGACTCCCGAGTTGAAGAAACTTTACACCGAATTGGCAGCACGTAGCCCTCAAGATTTTGTAGCTTTGTTTGGCGAACCTCACGCCTCTGGCAGCGCTATTCAAACTGGTTCAACAGTTAATACTGTCAATGTTGCCTCTCACGGTGTTTCGCGTGAAAACATTGAAGGAACTAAGGAATGGTTTAGCAAGATGCGGCGAGAAGAGCCCCAGAAGTTTTATTCTTATGCTGTTCAGGTTCGCTTTAGCAAGGCTGCAACGGAAAACCCCAAA